TATGGGACCGTCGGGGGAGGGGCCGGCCACGTAGGCGCCCAGCTTCGCGAGGTCCGAGGCCATCTGGCTGGGATCGGAGCGAGCGCGCGCAGGCATGTGCTTGCGTCGGTCGCGCGCTCGCTTCTCCCCGTAGCCCTTCTCACGGGCCGTCATGTAGCCGTGGTAGACGCCCAGCTCGGTCACGAGGACGCCTTCCTCCGACTCGCGCCGGAGCCGTCGCTGCGCATGCGTCCAGAGGATGAGGAACTGCTCGTCGGAGAGACGGGCTTCAAGGGCGTCGGGGTCGAGTCCCCATCGGGCGAGGGCCCATTCGTAGGCCTCTCCCGGCTCGATGTCTCGCTGATCCGCTGCATCGCCAGCATGGCCGCCACGCGGAGCTGCGGCCCATATTCCTCGACCGCCGAACGGAGCAGGTCCAGAGCTTTTGGGTAGGTCGCGATCACCATCAGGCGGAAGGCCTCGTACGCCTCCGCATCGGTCGCCATGTCCTCGACCGCGTCGCGCCCGCCCAGGATGCCCGGGCGTGTCTCGCAGGCGGTGTCATACGCCAGCACGAGCGCCAGCACGGCGTCGATGGGCGCATTGGCGAGCGCGCCGATCGTCGTCGCCATGTCGGCCCCGTCGGGGATGTCGACCGCCTGCGCGATCGCCCCGATCCGAGACTTCCACTCCCGCGACTGGCGGATCTTGAGGGTGGGCACGACCAGCACGCGCCCACCCATGGTGAAGGTGAGGATGCCGGCCAGCCCGGCATCCTCGCTGCGGGGGTCCACGCCGGTCTAGTTGGCGGGGCCAAACAGTTTGAAGGGGCTCTGGGTCAGGTCCGAGCCGAGGTAGCGAGCCCCGATGGTCACCTTGATACCCGCCAGCGCGGAGTCGCCGATGGTGACCTCGGCCGACTCCGTGGTGCTGATGCCCCGCGGGATGCGCAGCTCCTGGTAGCCGCGGCCGTTCGACGCGACCAGCGCCCACTCGCGGTACTCGCTGTCCGCGATCCGGCCCATGTTGCGGGGCGCCTCGATCATGGTCCGGTAGTCGCCCGTGAGCTCGCCGACGGCCTGGCCCGAGGCGTGGTCCCAGAGCAGCGGGTCACGGAAGCCGAGGACCAGCGACGTGATGGACGTGATCGTGCGGTACTCGATGCCGCCGGCGCCTGCGATGGAGATCGGGTCGCCGACCGCCGCGTTCGTGACCGCGACGCAGGCGATGCTCGTCGACCCAGCCACGGCGGTGGCGGAGAGCGTGGTCGCCAACGGCGTGGCCGCGGCGGCGTGGGTCTCGGCGGTGATCGCGGCGCCGGGGAGGACGAGGCCCAGCTTGCTGCCCGTGATCTCCGGCATCGTGAACTCGATCTCGGCGTTCACCTTGCGCAGCACGTCGAGGCCCATGACGGCGCCCGGGACGCCGCTGAGGTTGTCCGGCTGCCAACGCTCGGTCGTGACGCGCATCACCGCGTCATCGAGGGTGGATCCGATGCTGGTCCAGGGGGTGAGGACCCCCACGGCGCGGTAGTACACGGCCGCTGGCCCGAGCACGTAGGTGGTTGGATCGATGACTGCGACCACTGTGTTGCTCCCTGCGAGCAAAGGGACCCGGGTCCGGCAACCGCTCGCGTCTCATGCCGGTCGGGGTTCATGCGGGGCGCCTGGCCCCTGTCACTCACTCGTGGACGGGCGCCTTCCGCGGCTCCTTGGCCTTCGGCTCCGCGCTCGCGCGGACACCGGGCAGGGACAGGACATGGGGGAGATGCTGGGCGCCGACGACGTCGAAGGACTCGCCGGGCTCGATCACGTGCTTGCCGGGGGCGTCATCGCGGAACGCGACGGGATCGGGACCGCTGTTGACGAACGGGAGCGGCTGGCGCTCGAGGCGCCCCGCATCGACCTGTTCGGTCTCGTTCTTCATTCCCTGTTCTCCTTCGCTGGCCTGATGGACGTGCCACCCGGTCTGCTCATCGCCGGTGCCTGGGCGCCGACGCGGAACTGATCCGAGTCTACACCCGGCCTATGCCGGCGCCGCCACCGGAGCCGTCGTGGCGAGCACCTCGACGACGATCGTCTCGAAGGGCTGACCCGTCCCGGGGTCCTTCGTCGCGTCGCCGCCGCTCTCCTCATAGGTGTTGTAGACAAGGCCGGCGCTTGTCAGGCGCGGACCGGCTGCGTGGAGCGCGTCGGACACGGCGCCGGAGAGGACGGCGGCATCGGCGAACGTCGTGCCGTAGCAGTTGATCCCGATGAGCTGCGATTGGAACGGCACCCTCCGATGCCGCATGCGACCCAGCCGGACCAGGACGACGAACCGCTGGAACGGTGTCGTGGCATCGCCGGGAGCAGGCTCTCCGCCGCGGATGCGGGTCGTGAGCGCAGCGACGGCGGGGTCCGCGCGCAGCTCCGTGATGAGCTTGCCGATGGGGTCGAACATCAGGGGACGACGGCCTTCGGAGCGGCCGCGACGCCGGCACCCTCGATGAGGTTGGCCGCGATCTCCAGATGGTGGCCCAGGCCAGCCCCCGACGGAACCGCGACCACCTGGTAGGTGCCCTGCGGCAGGTCGACGCGCATCGGGCAGTCGTCGGGTTCGTGGACGATGGAGTCGGCCGTGGTCAGGTCCTGGGGGAACAGGTAGATCGTGTGGTCCGACACCGCGGCGCCGGCCTGCGAGACGAGGGCCATCTCACGTGCGGACCTCGGCTGGATGGCCGCAGGCACGTCGAGCGCGATGGTGACGGGGGTGACGATCGGCTGGCCGTAATCGTCAAGGGCGCCTTCCGTCTGGCGGACGATCTGGACGCGATGGGTGAGCAGCGCGCCGAGGCTCACAGCACGACCATCCCCGGACCCTGGACCAGTCGGGACAGGATGTCCGCCCGCGATGCCGAGGCGGCGCTGTTGCCATACGACTCGCTCCATGCACCGATGGTGCGCGACGAGACACCGGGCGTGGCGGCGAGGTCCATGCGCACGAGGTCGAGCTGGACGCCTTCGCGCAGCGCGGTGTCGGAGACGGGCGTGTAGGTGACCTGCACCCTGCCCGACCAGGCACCCCGCGGGTTCGTTCCACCCGCCAGGCGGTGCAGGACGTAGCCCCCGACGGTGAAGCGATGGTCATCGGAAGCAAGGATGAGCGGCGAGCCGTCCGGGTCCTCTGTGACGCTCGTGATCGAGACGATGGGCCGGGACAGGACAAGCCCAGGGTAGCCACCCTCGCACAGCTCCGTGACCGGACCGGACACGCCTGCCACCCGCTCGATCTCGGCCTCTGCCTGGTCGAGGAGCAGTTGCAGATAGGCGTCCGCGTCCGTGCCCGCGGCATACGCCACGAACGCACGGAGTCGTGCGAGGGTGAGGATCATCGCTTGCGAGCCTTGGGCTCGGCTCCGGGTACCGGATCGGAATCGGGGGTCGGCTCCATCGGTGCTGCCTCCTTGCTCGTGAGCCCCAGCCGGGAGGCTGTGGTCTCGTCCACCTCATCGCCCGCGACGCCCAGGAGGAACGCCGCTTGTGGCGAGTCCTCCGAAACGATCGCGGAGCGGTCAGCGTCGACGTAGGTGCGTCCGATCAGGACGTGGTTCATGGCGTGACGATTCCTGCCGTACGGAGCTTGGCGAGCAGGTCGTTCAGCTTCGCCCGGTCAGCCGCCAGGTCGACCCTGATGGCGTTCACCGTGACCTTCATCTCGGCCACGGTGGCGATGAGGGCGTCCCGGTTGTTTGCCGTGTCATAGGCGCCCGCAGTGGCACCGGTGCCGCCCGCGGGTGTCGTCCCCGCCACGGCAGCCGAGGTGACGGCTCCGAGGTCCGCGACGGCCGCCGTCGGGACGGCCGAGGCGAGCGTGGTCAGCTCCGTGTTGATGCCCGAGACGTCGGTCGATACCCATGTGGGTGCGACGGCCGTCCCGGTGTTCATGTACATGACGCCGTTGGTGCGGTCGTAGTAGACGCTGCCCGCGGCGGTCCCCCGTCCGGTGGCGTCGACCCCCGGTGTGGTGGTCGCGACCGCGACGGTGCCCGACGCGGATGCGGCACCGGTGGACTGGAGGAACTCGGAGCCCACCATGAGCGCCACGTCCCGTTTGCCGTTCTGCGCGACGAACGTGACGGTGAGCGTTCCCACGCCGAGCGTCATCGTGCCGACCGCCGTGGTGACACCGCCGGACCCGATGTTCGGCAGCGCCTCCAGGGCCGCGTCGACGTTGTCACGCAGCGTGTTGTTCGTCGCGCTCCATGCGATCGCGGCCGTCCTCCACCCGTCATACGTCAGGCGGAAGGTCGAGCCTGCTTCTGGAGCGCCACCGATCGTGATGGTCTGGATCTCATCGGTGCCGTTGACAGGAGCCCCTGCGCCACCCAGGCGTGGCGGGGAGCCCCCTTCGATGATCGTGCCGCCGGTGATGACGGACATGGCCTAGATCCCCGTGATGGTGCAGAACGCCGCCGGGCGGAAGACCACGAGCGCGAGACGCTCCTCCAGCAGGATCGTCCGCTGGTTATGCGTGAACTGCTCGTTGATCCAACCCACCGACAGGGCGATGTCAGACCGGCGGAAGATCTGCGCACCAGCGCGGAAGCTCCCGACGAGACCGGTGTTTTCCAGCATCTGGCTGGTCTGAAGCACGTTGATGCCCCAGATGCGCTCCGGCCCGGCGTCGGCCGGGCTGCCCCAGATGTAGATGCCGTCCACCGTGCGCAGGAGGCGCACGTCCTGCCAGTCGTTCGGGTGGAAGACGCCCGCGGTCGGCTCGAAGAACGAGTTGACCCGGATCTTCGTCATCGCCTTGTAGACCGCATCCGGCGTCGGATCGGCGCCCTTGGCCTGCGTCTGGACGTTGGCCGTGTTGAGGATGCCGCGGAGGTTCGGGGGTGCCCCGTCGCCGCGCAGGAGCTGGAGGTTCTCGCGCAGTTGGACGAAGGTCCGCAGCCGCGTGTCGATGTACGACTCGACCATCGGGACATCCTCGAGGGCCTCATCGGTCACCGGGAGCCAGGTGGCGATCTTGCGCACGGCGCTCGTCTGCTCGGTCAGACCGAGGGCCGACTCACCCTTGGCGCCGCTCTCGGCGACCTCGGCAGCACCGCTTGTGGAGGTCGTCTCCAGCATGTACGGGACGGCGTTGCTCGACGTGCGGCCCTGGGGCATGAGCGAGGCGACCGACACGACCTCGGAGCCCGGGATGATGGCGTCCGGCAGGCGCATCGCCTGAGGTGCCCAGCCCGTCGTGGTCACGCTGTCGAAGACGGCCTTGATGCCACGGGCGGCGACGCCCTTGCCGTACTGCGCCTCAAGGTCGATCTCGAAGACGTCGGACGACTTCATGCCGGGCTTCCAGGCCTTGAACGCATCCGACTCGACGAACAGCTCGCCGAGCGTCTTGGAAGAAGCGGGGGCCTTGCCCTCGATGTCCGCCTGGTCGATGATCGGGCTGGTGATGCGCTTCGTCCGCGACATGCGCTTCAGCTCGGCATCGTTGCCGGACGCCATCGTCTCGACGTCCTGCGCCGTCTCGTATTCCTTGGCCTTCGCGGTGATGTCGTCGTTGCGCTTGCGCGCCTCGGCCACCTGCTCCGCGCTCAGGGCCGGGGTGCCGTCCTCGGCCTTGTGGTCGGTGAAGAACTTGGCCTGCGTCTCGCGCAGGTCTCGCAGCTCGGTTCCGAGCTGTGCGACGGTCGCCATGGGTTGCCTCCCGCGAGTAGGGATGTCCCCGCGGATCTGCCTCCACTCGCACTCGGGCAGATGGGGTGTCGGTTCAGACGATGACGCCGGCGATCCTGGCCTCGATGGCCGCGAACTCGGCGAGCACTGCGGTCGCGGACTTCGCCGCTTCCGGGTCGGTCTCTCGGAGGAGCCTGCGGATCTCGTCGCTCGATGCGGCGAGGGCGTCCAGCTGCCCCAGGTAGGAGGTGAGCAGATCCCGGTTGGCTGCGGACAGGACCCGACCGACCTTGTCGCGGGAGATGGCGCGCTCACCGGTTCGCTGCACGAAGGCCGAGAGGTCAGCTAGCACCCGCTGTCCGTGTTCGGTATAGGACCCGTGCTCCAGGCCCGACTTCGTGGCGGCCCCGTCATCGAGCGCTGTCACCAGCGCCGAGAGGGACTCAGGCACCTCCATGATAGACGCCAGGTGCAAGAGGACATCCGACGACTTGACCGCGTAGATGACGGCCGTCGGGTTGGCCGCCGTGGGGGTTGCCGACAGCTCGACCCACGGCCAGCGGTCGATGTGGCCGCTCTTGCCGACCTTGACCAGATGCGGCATGGCGCCCGAGCTGAAGGCGAGTGCGTCCTGCTCGATGAGCTTGCCGACCGCGGCGCGATAGCGGTGGTTCTTGTCGAGCTGCGCCCGGACCCAGACACCATCGTCGGTGACCTCCGCCTGGACCTGTCGACCGATGACGGACGTCTTGACCGCGTCGTCGGTGCCGTGGTGGTAGAGCACGGGCCGTTCGCTGAACCAGTCAAGGCACAGGTCCGTGTCCTTGGAGAACATCTCGCCGTCGAGGTCCCGGCCTCCCGTGAGCGGGCCACCGAACGGGATGGCCAGACCCTCGATCATGTCCGGGTCGTCCTTGACGAACTTGATGGCCTTGTCCGGGTGTCCCATGGCGCCTGCCTCCATGCAGCTCTTGGCGGCCATCTCCGCGGTGGCGAAGGCTCGGCCCTCGTCGCCGTGACGGTCGAACGTGTCGTTCCATGTCGTCCGCCAGATCCAAAGACAGTGCCCCTTGAAGCGGTCGCGCACATCGGACGGCGCGTCGGCGTTGGTGGCGTAGCTCATACGGGCACCTCACCCTGCTGGATCATGCCGGGGTCTGGCATCGTCGGCATCGGTCGAGCGTCGGCGACCGCGATGGTGCGCACGACGGGGTTGCCCGAGGCATCCATGCTGCCTTCGGCCGCGAAGTTGAGGGGTCGCAGGTACTCGTCGCCGCCGGGGTCGGTCCGAGGCTCCTGGTTCTCCAGGCGCAGGATCCGGTTCGGCGAGTAGATGCCCATGTCCCGGCCCAGCTTGTACGCCGCGAACCGGGTGGCGGTGTCTCCGCGCAGCATCGCGTCCCGGGTGTGCTCGGAGGTGACGCCGGTATCCCACAGGAGCTGGGTGTCATAGGACTGTTCCCAGTTGACCAGCCAGTCATCCATCGTGTAGAGGAAGAAGCCCAGCGTCTGCTGCTCGATACCGGTCCCCCAGGACGTGCTTCGGTCGGTCAGGCCGACCATGTGCGGCGGCACCCCGAACCAGGTGGCGAACTCGCCGAGCTCGTGGTCCTTCGTCTGGATGAACTGGGCGTCCTCGGGTGGGAAGCCGACATCCTGGAAGTCAGCCCCCTCCTCGAGCAGGATGGTCTTGCCGGCGTTGCCGGATCCGCGGAGCCGATCGAACTGGGCCGTGAGGCGTTCGATCGCGGGATTGGTCATCGTCTTTGGGTGCTTGACGACGACCGCCGGGCGCGCGCCGTTCCGGAAGAACGAGGACCCGTACTCCCGAGCGGCGCTGAAGGACCCCAGCGTCTCGCGCATCAGGGTCAGGGGAGGCTTGCCCACCAGCCCGTCGAAGCTCAGGCCCGGAACGTGGAAGACCTGGTCCTGCGTCATCCGGACGACCTCGCCGTCAGCGTTGCGGTAGTAGTAGACGCGAGCTCCGCCCTCCCATGCGACCTTCTGCATCCGGTCGGGGCGCATCGTCTCCAAGGCGACCAGCTCGCCGTATCCATTCCGGACCTGTTCGCTGTAGCCGTTGCCCCACGTCAGGAGGTGGAGCATCGTCGTCTTGCGCCACGTGTAGCTGGTCAT